GTCTTTGATACCGAATTTTATCACTGCGGCTGTGACAATCTCCTAATGGCTAAAATGAAGAAACTGGGGATATTTGTTAGGGCAGACAAGGCTATCGTCAAACATCACCACTTCGCCCAGGGAGCCACTATGGACAAAACCTACCAATTAGGGTGGTCTCACGTTGAAGAAGACAGAGCATTACTGAAAAAGAAGCTAGCCGAATTGATTTAAACTGGAAAAAATGTTATAATTTAGATAACATAATAATAAAAATATGAGTGAATTTCCACAAATAACAATAAAGCACAATATTGGCAACACAATCTACATTCCTAATGAATTGGATGTAAAAACCAATACCTACATGAGCAGCAATATTGCCGCTGGTGTGTTGGCGGTTCCAGTTGATAATTCTACTGATTTTACTGCCGGAGCTATTCTGCTTCTTCTATCCTCAGTTGGGGCGGAGAACGCTGAAATAGTTGTTTCTTCATCCCACACCACCCTATCTTTTGTCACAGCGGCTACATTAATGGCGCATAATCGTGGCGATTCGGTAGGAGAAATCAAATATGACCAGGTTTTATTAGCAAAATCAGCAACAATCGATGGAGTTTATACCACTTTTTCCACCCAGACCTTCTTTGTGAGCCAACAAAATACAGTTTTATATGATTTTACTGGATTATCTACCGACTATTACAAGGTCCAATGGAAAAACTCGGTCACAGGAGCTCTTTCTGACTTCTCGGCCCCTATCTCCGTCTCCTCATACCCAGTAAATTCAGTCGCTACGGTGATATTCCCGGTCTTAAAGGCCATGGGAGTCGCCGAAAATGACCCTAAAATAACAGTAGAATTCTGTTTGGCAGCTATTGATGACGCCAGAAAATATACTGAAGCTAAACTTTATGGCATTCGTCACGCTTGGCAACAGGTGTTTGAGTATCCTATTAAGGTTTATGCTGGAGCAAACTACATTCCGCTTCCTGAAGATATTGACTATAACGAAACTGACCGCTCTGTTCTTGCCTGCCGCTTTATGATTGGTAACGTTTTGACACCGTTCAATTTAAAATATATTGACAAAAGAAGTTGGAACCAAATTGCCTTCTCTGTAATGGGAGGCACAACCACTACAGCGGCTCTGACTGGTGATGTTTCAATAACATTAGACAGCGTAGGTGACTTTCCGAATACTGCTTCCGGAGTGGCGTATGTAGAAACAACTGCATACACCCAGACAATCATGCAAATCGCCTACACTTCAGTCGACTTAACAACGAATCAGTTACTGGGAGTAACTGGTATCACTAGAGATATACCAGTCGGAACAAGGGTCTGGTCGAGACCTACAATATCACAGCCTATCTATTATACGGTCTATTCGGACAAATTGGTTTTCGACAGAATCATCCCAGACTCAATGCAAGGTAACAATATCTACATTGATTACTACCAGAAAATGTCCGTTGTTACAGACCTCTCGCAATTGCTCCCAGAGCATTATCGAGAGATTTATAAATGGTATCTACGCTGGGCTATTAAATATCGTAAAGATATTTTACTACCTAGCAGCGACCCAGACTTGAAGAAGTTTGAAGAGTTGGTGCAAGCCCTCTACAATAATCTTTACACCGGTCAAGATACTACTATTATTACAAGTTAATTATTAATTCTATGGCAAAAACAAATCCATTAATCCCGTTAGTTGATATTCAACAACAGGAACAACCAGGCAACACAAGTGAATATCAGTTAGTTACCTTTGGTACTATTGAGGGTAATCCTAGTGCTTACGCTGGTGCAACTTACGCTAATATCTTTTCTCTTGAGTGTTTACTTCAAGACTTAGATGGTTCGGCTGTTTATCAGATGACTGGCACCGTAGCTAGTCCTTCTTGGTCGACTATTGGTTCCGGCGCTGCTGGTGCAACTGGTTACACTGGTTACACTGGCCCTGCTGGTGCAACCGGAGCTACTGGTTACACTGGTCCAATCGGAGCTACTGGTTACACTGGTTACACTGGTTACACTGGCCCTGCTGGTGCAGCTTCTGCGACTGGAGCTACTGGCCCTGCTGGTCCTACTGGCTATACTGGTTATACCGGTCCTGCTGGTGCAGCTTCTGCAACTGGTGCAACTGGTTATACTGGTCCTATCGGTGCAACTGGTGCAACTGGTTACACTGGTTACACTGGTTACACTGGTCCTATCGGAGCTACTGGCTATACTGGTCCTTTAGGTGCAACTGGAGCTACTGGTTACACTGGTCCTATCGGAGCTACTGGTTACACTGGTCCCGGGAACGGTTTTAATGCTGGCCCTACTGGCCCTGTTCAAACAATTACGATAGTAGATGGACTTGTGACGTCTATCACTGTTTAGTTTTTTTACTCCCCGCTTATTTTGCGGATGAGCGGGGGTATAAAAAAATTAATAATAATAAAATGGGAAATACTTTAAAGAATATAAAAATTCCATATCCGACCGAAGGAGTTATCCGTTCAGCCCAATTAAACGATACTGTTACGCCAGAAAATTCAGTCCAGTTGGCTGTCAATATGAATTTTGACAGAGTGGGAGCCATCACTACCAGAAATGGTATATCTACTTATGCAACCTCTTTATCGGGTAGTGTTACCTCTTTCGGGACATTAAACTCACAAGCTAGTTCTACTAAATACTTATTTGCTCAAGTTGGTACGGCTATTAAGGCGTTGAATTCATCAACAGGAGCTTGGGCAACGGTTAGAACGGCTACGGTTACCACTAAAGCTAGGTTCAGCCAATTCTTAAATAGAACCTGGATGGTCAACGGTAATGCCGGTGATGCTCCGAAGACTTCTAACGGAGGGACATTCGACACAACTGATGTCCCAGCAACGTTTCCGAAAGCTGACTTTATTGAAGCCGGTTACGAAGGTCGTGTCTGGGTGGCTGACGCCTCAAAAGATATTCTATATTATACCGATATTGTTCAATCAACTAACGGGACAACATATATATCTCCGCTTACTTTTGACTTGACCACCAACTTTATAACCAAGTTCTCTCCTCAAGATGGCGAATCTATTACTGGTCTATTTAGAGTTCCAAAAGCGTTACTTCTTTTTAAACAAAACCACATTTATCGTGTTTACAACACTGCTAATGTCGACCCATATCCGGCTTACAACGTTGGGACATTCTCTCAAGAATCAATAGTCCAAGCTAAAGATGGGGTCTATTTCCACCACTCTTCTGGTTTTTATAAATTTGCTTATGACACTCAGCCGACAGAAATATCTCGTCGAGTTATTGACTTTGTAAAAGCTATTCCTCGTTCTTCTTATGAGAATATCGTAGGAGTTTATGACGGCTATGATGCCGTTAAATGGTCAGTTGGTTCTATCACGGTTGAAGGCGTAACCTATGCCAATTGTCAGATGAGATATTCTATTTCTACTCAAGTCTGGACTATTTATGATTTCGCTGGGAACAATATCACTGCTCTTATTCGCTATGATAACGGAACCTCTATTGACCAGATTGCTGGCACTTCTACCGGTCTTGTTGGCAAGCTTGATTCTGGAACAACAGACTTCGGTTCAGATATCTATTATGAAATAATCGATAGATGGCGTTCATTCACTGATATGTATGCTCAGACTAAGAACATCAGTGGTATGATGGTCATGACTGAAAACGGAGCTGGGATGGAGCTACAATATCGAACAGAAAAAACACCAGAGAACAAGTGGGAGTATATTGATAGTGTTAAAAATAGATACGACGCTCTATTCCCTAATGCCTCTACTGATGATTTTAATAATGTTCAATTAAGATTAAGAGGTAACACGAAAGGAACTCCCGTTATTTATCACGGGACAGAGATTCTGTCTTTGCAAATTAAAGGATTTGAAGAAAACTAATATATGAAGTTAGCAGAATTATTTTTAAACAGATTCCTGTATAAGGAGCCTCTCCAAAATCTTGAAACAAAAGATTCTGTTTATAATTCTAGTAACTTAAATCCAGCCGTAGCCGTTCCTATTGCTTCTGGTGGAGCTGCAACTGACATTGGGA